CCGGCACGCCGGCGGGGCTATTGGCCGTGGCGAGGGCGGCCGAGGCCGGCGCCGCCCTGCCCCCGCCGGGAGGATGGCGACACCGGGCGACGTTCGCGCTGGCGTCCACGCCGGACGGCGCCGAGATCGTCGCGTCGCTGTGCCTGCGCCTGGTCGGCGACCTCCCGGGCCGCCCACGGCGGGCATGGGTGGCTTACGTGCGCACCGAGAACGCCGCCGGCGAGGTCTCGTGGAAGCCCAACGGCGCGGCGCTGCTCGACCCAGAGGCCGAGCGTCCGATGCGCGTCATCGGCATCGAGGAGCTGAAGGCGACCCTGCGCGGCGAGCAGTGGCGCCCCCCTCCGCCCCGCCCGGGGCCCCCGCGGATGCGCTGCTTCACCTGTGACGCGGTCACCGCGTTCAGCACGAAGACATGGCGCCCCTACGCCCGGCACCGCTGCGACCCGACACACGTGGAAGGAAGATCATGACCAACGTCATGGCCATCGAAGAAGAGTACTGGTCCGTTCAGTACCTGACGCGGGTGCTCGGCACCCCGGGAGAGTCCTTCTGGCCGCCGGACGGCGAGGGGAAGTACGACACCGAGGCGGCGGCCGACGAGTACGCCCGCAAGTGCCTTGTGGGCCACTCCGGCGCGCGGGTCGTACACGTCACGCGCCGGATGGAGTACGGCAGGCCGTTCGCCCCGGACGACGAGGCCAGGCCGTGAACAACGTCGACAAGTTGATCAACTTCATCACTGCGCGACTCGATGAAGACGAGCGCACGACCATCGCAGCTCGCGACGGGCACCCCGGGCCGTGTCTCAACTACCCGGACCAGGAGCCAGAGTGGTACACCGAATGGGACTCGTGCTGCCTGCACATCGCCACGGCGAAAGCGTCGCGGTACCGAGACACCGCGTTCGGGCTGAGAGCCGTGCAGGCCGGCCGATGGTTGATCGACCAATGGCGAGAGGCATCGAGATTCTACGATGCCCACATGACGGCGCCCGCGGGCGAGATGTCGGGCCTGTGGACCGCCTTGCGCCTGTTGGCGTGGAGCTGGAGCGACCATGCTGACTATGACGCATCGTGGTCAGTCGCCCAGATGTTCGACCCCTCGCCCAGCGTTCCGGACAATGCGACGGATTGACAAGTACACCATGCGTGGTAGACTTGCAACATGAGCATCATCGTAGAGGTCGGCCAGCCCGTCATCATGGTCGACGGCAACCATTACGGGCGCATGACCACCCAGCGCGGCACGGTCGTCAAGGCGGCCCGGGTGTGGATCACGGTCCAGCCGGACGACAACGCTCATAAGTGGGCCGCCCAGCGGTACCGCCTCGACACTCAGACGGACGGGTCTCCGTACAGCTACGCTCCGCGGTTCTACACCCTGGAGCAGTGGGCCGAGCGCGAACGCCGTGACCAGGCGCAGACGTTCCTTCGCAAGCAGGGCATCAGCATCGAATACAGCTCACCGTGGCGAGGCCACGAACACGAGTTGGCCGAGCTGATCCGGCCGCACGCCAGGTCTTGACAAGTACACCATGCATGGTAGACTTGTGGCATGACGACGACGGAGAGCGCGACGCAGGCCCCGAGCATCTCGTTCAGCCACTACGCGGGCCTGGCACCGGGCGAGGTGCGCACCTTCGCCCACACCGTGGCGACCGGCCAGGAGATCACGGTCTCGCTGTTCTCGGTGGCCGGCGGAAGCTTCACGCGGCTCGACGTGCGCAGCAACGGCGGGCTGCTGCCCGAGCGCAGCGGGACCTACCAGTTCGAGAGCGACGCGTTGCGCGACTACATCGTGACGCTGCATTGGTTGATCCAGCAGTAGCAACGCCGAGGGCGGCGGCACGGTGTCCCCGTCGCCGCCCTCGCCCCGCGCGGTCGCCCCGCCGACCGGAGTCCCGGCACCCGCTTGTTGCCCGGCCCCGGCCCGCGTGGTCGCCTGACCGTTCCGGCGGTCTAGGAGTCCTCGGCGGTGTTGTCCGCGCGCACGAGCGCCGCCTGACCCTCCGGCGACTCCAGCACGGCGAGGACCGCGGACGCGTCGAGTGCTCCACCGAGCAGCGGGGCAAGGGCGGCCGCGAGCGCCGGGAGGTCGCAGGCCGCCGCCGGCCGGGCCTGCAGCTCGTCGATGTCGGCCTGCGCAACGCCGAGCGCCTTGAGGGTGGCGTCGAGCTTGGCCTCGATTCGGTCCAGCTGGGCCGTCCGCGGGCTCGGCGTGCCGTACCCGGGGCTCTTCGTCTTGAACTCCGCGAGCCACAGTTCGAACACGCGCATCGGCGTCGTGCCGCCGTCGTTGGGGTTCGGCGCGCGGCCGTAGTCCTCTGCCATCGATCCTCCGATCGTCGCCCACGGCTGCTCGCCATCGGCTCGTGCGTCGCCGACCACCGACAGGTGGCCGTGGGTGTAGTGCCCATCCGCCGGCGGCCGGCCGGCGGAGTTCAGGTACGGCCGCCAGTCCCACGCGGCGTAGCTGTGCCCGTGCTCGGCCACCGGATGGTTCGAGAAGATCAGGCCGTTGGAGATGCCGTACTTCGCCCGCGGGTCGCGCGAGCGCCGGATGTCGTCGAGTACCCGGTGCGCGTCCAGGCCGAGGTCGGGCCGGTTCGGGAAGTCGGCGGCCGTCACGATGTCGTTGCCCCAGCCGGGGAAGTCGTGCGGGCTGTGGTCCGACGTCGGGTCGTGCAGCGCGTCGCCGATCAGGCCCCACTCATCGGCCCCTGTTGCCGGTGGTCGCGCCCGCGGCGCGCCGGCCTGCAGCTGTCGGTGCAGCGCCAGAAGTGATCGTGCAGCTCTCCACGCCATGATCGTGATGATACCCCATGCGTCAGGTACGCGGAGATGCCGATCACGTCACGTCGAACGCGAAGCTCCACGCCGTCGCGAGCCCCACATCTTTGACGATCAACGCCCGCGGGAACGAAGCGGCGGCGTAGTGGGTGACGGTGCCGGCCGAGGCGGTCACGGCCAGCACGAGGTCGCAGGTCAGGTCGGTGCCGGCGCTGCGCTGGAGGAACAGCTCGTCCATCGCCGACATCTGCGAGGCGCCTTCGCAGCGTTTGCGGTAGTACGCACCGTACTGCGTGCCGGCTGTCGAGGTCTTGAACAGCGCGAAGTCGGCCAGCCGGCCGGCCACGTCAGAGAGTACGCCACCGACGATCTTGACAGAGTAGGCGCGGCCGGCCCGAAAGACGCAGTTGGTCAGCGTGAGGATCGCCGTGGCCGAGGTGCCGATGGCGGCGCTCGATGAGGTAGACGAGACGACCTGCGGTGTCTCGATGCGATCGACGTCGTCGTACAGCGTCTGCACGAGGGTGGCCCGGAACTTCTGCAGGGCGTACACGGTGGTCATGGGCTCTCCTCACAAGCCTGGCCGGGCGGGGTTCCAGGCGCTCACCGACGTACCGGCTGGCAGCGTGCGCAGCACGTCGGCGCCGACGATACTGATCGTCTGCTGGCTGCCGGACGGCGCGCTGATCGCGGTCACGCTGACCTTGATCCCCCCGATGTTGATGTACAGGCCGTCGATGTCGTCGGCATAGTCGGGCGAGGCCGGGTGGGTGAGGGTGGCGCCGGTGACGTTGACGACGATCGACGTATCGCCGGGGGCGAGGTCGGCCGCCGTGGTCACCGTGTCCACGTCGAGCCATCCGACGTAGGGGTACAGGTCGGGGTCGTTCGTGGTGTCGCCGAGCGTGGTGATCGCGTACGCGTCGTACGGGGTCACGGTGGCCGTGACGGTCAAGAGCTTGCTGTTCCAGCTTTCCGACCATCCGCGCAGCAGCAGTCGGCGATCCGGGTCGCTGCCGGTGCTGATGCCGAGCGCGTCGACCCGGCAGAGCGGCAGGGCCTCCAGCCAGCGCTGGGCCAGCCTCGACGTGGACGTCTTGGCCAGCTCGAAGGTCAGCGCCGGCCACCGCACGCCGCGCACCGTGCCGACGCCGACCCTGAACGCGGCGATCTGATCAAGCTGCGCCAGGTCGTACACCCGGTGGTCGCCGCCGGTGTCGTACGTCCCCACCGTGTCGGTACCGAGGTCGCCCTCGGTCTCCTCGAACGTCCGGTCGCCGCCGGTGAACGGGTCGCGGGCGGTGTAGACGTTGACGCGCCCCTGGTCGTCGTGCTGGCCGGCCAGCGCCCGCGGGAAGTCGCCCCGGGCAGAGTCGAGGGTGAGGGCGGCCGGCAAGGCGTACGCCGACTGCCGGGTGTAGTAGTCCAGCCCCGGGCTCAGCCCGTCGATCAACGCCCCCTGGTCGACGTCGATGGCGTCCTGCAGCACGTCGAGGAAGCGGCCGGGACGCTGAGGGCCCATGAGATCATCCGCATCGCCAATGACGCGCAGGGTGGTCTCCCAGTCTTCGGCGATGCGCGCCATGCGTTCGGCCACCGTCTCGCCCGTGTAGGCCAGGAACGCGTCATAGGTGTCGACGACGAAGTGCGTCAACCGTGACCAGATCGCGAGGTGCCCGAACCCCGGCACGCTGGTGTCGGTGTTCAGGCTCGGGTTGACGGTCACCGTCTTGACGTCGCCGCTGTTCCCGATGGCAAAGAGCGTCTGTGTGATAACGGCGGTGCCGTCAAGCGTGACCGTGATAGCGATATTCGTCAATGTCTGTTCGGCATCGATGCGCACGTGGTGCCACTTCGCGTCACCGATGCTGATGCTCGACGTGTAGGTACCCGACGTCGAGGCGGTGTAGTAGTTGATCACCAACCCGCCGTCGGCGACCGGCTTCGCCGTGATGTTCCAACGCTGCACGGAACCGATCGTGGTCCAGTCGATGATCGAGATCGACTCACCCGCGCCGATCTCGCCCGCCTTGACGACGAACTCAACGCGCCAGTCGACCTCGCCGTCTGAGCTGAATGTCGCGGTGCGCGCCGGCAACGTGCCGGCCAGCTGGCCGGCCACCCCCGTGGTCGACAGGTTGACCAGCGGCAGCGACGACGGCAGATCGTCACCGCTGGCCCCGAAGCTCACCGTTCCGCTGGATACGCGTAGGTCGTCAACTCCCACCACGACCGACGCACCTACGACGGCCCCCGCGCCACCCTCAAGCGGCCAGTACGCCCGCGGCACCGTGCGCTCGATCGCCTTGCGCAGCGCGCTCGTGATGGGCCCCTGGCCGGTCGTGAGCCGGCGCAGGTAGCCGTGTGCGTTGAGCATCACCATCGACTCGGCGCCCGGCGCCCGGGCCGGCGGTACGCCGGTCAGGTAGCCGTAGAACCGCGTCGTCGGGCCGTTGCCGACGTCGAGGCGCTCGCGGATCGGGGTGTTCTCGCGAACGTACGGCCAGTACCGGGAGTAGATGTTGCCGATGGTCCAGTCCCCGCCGCCGACCTGGTTGTTGAGCAGCTTCCAGCTGCCGAACGCAGGTGTCGCGCGCAGCGACTCGCCGCCGAAGCCGATGCGGATGTTCCCGCCCGGATCCCAGAGCGCGGCCGTCGTGATGTCCGTCCACGTCCACGTCTCGGGGTCGGCGCTGAGGTCGGCGCCGAACGCTGCCTCAAGGATCTGCCGGCCGCCAGGGAAGATGTCGGGCAGGAACGGCCCACCCGGGCCCAGCCCGCCGCCGAGGCGCGCGGGGGCGACCGGCGAGTGCGCCCACTTGCGCCGGCGCCGCCGCAACGACCCGTGCCCGAACGAAGGGATCATCATCACTCGTCGATAACGACCCAGCAGCGCAGGTCCACGGCCGTGGTCGGCGTGGTCGCCCGCACGCGCAAGAAGCGCGACACCGCGATGATGGGCGCGTCCCATTCGTCAAACTTGTACCGGTACGTCAGGAACGGGCCCGCCTCAGCCGAGACAGAGGAGAGCGACACGACGTCGTGCACCCGGCTGGCCGTGATGCTGCCCTCGGCCGTCGCCGTGTACCCCGTGTTGGCGGTGCCCAGCGTCAGCAGCGAGGCCGGTAGTCCTGGCGTGAGCGGCTGCACGCCGCTGGCCACGTGCGCGGTCACGGTGGCCGCCACGTCGGTGTCGAGCAGCTCGATCACGGCGTCGGCGCCGGGCGGGTCGTCGCAGGTGAACCCCCAGCCCAGCACCTGAATCTGCCGGGTGGAGGGCGGGGAGATCTGCAGCATCGTCTTGATCGCCGTGCCGGTCGTGACGGCGGCCTGCGCAGCCGTCGTCGGCATCGGGCCGTTCCACACTTTGTAGCGGTGCACGTCTATCCCTTCACTTCACGATGGCGGATTCCGGTACCTGCAGCTCACCCGAGCGCAGGCCCGCCATGATCATGTCATAGAAGAAGCCGCCGCCGGTGATGTTCCAGTCGATCTGCGTGCGCTGGCCGCCCCCGCCGCCGGCCATCATCTGGTTGGTGTTGGCGCGCGGGTAGACCATCGCCCCCGAGGGAAGCCGCACGATCTCCGGGCCTTCCTCCCCCACGAGGGTGTCACGGCCCTGCGGCCCGCCGGCCGCAGCGTGAGGAATGCCGCCGGTCCGCAGCGGGGCGTTGAGCGCTTGGCCCTGCGTGTGGTAGGCGACGTAGACGTTGGCATGCACCTCGCGCCCGTCGATCGCGTCGAGGCGCTGCCGCAGGCTCTCGCCCTGCCGCAGACTCTCGCTCAGCCCGCGCACCTCGACGTTCGCCTTGGTGTCGGGCGGCACCGCGCCGAGGGAGGCGATCAGCGCGTCGACCTGCTGCTTGTTGAACCCTGCGGCGTAGGCGGCCTGACGCAGCTGCTCGACCTGCGCGTTGTACGCAGCGTTCGCCTTGTCGACCGCCTCGACGCTGCCGTCGCTGGTCGCGATGGCCTGCTGCCGCTGCGCTTCCAGCAACCCGATCTGCCCGACGATGGCACGCTGGTTGTCGATGCCCGCTTGCGTGTTGAGGTCGAGGCTCTTCGCACCGTCCTTCAGCTCCTCCTTGAGATCCATCCACCCCTGGGCGACGGCGATGTTGGCGTCGGCCATCGCGAGCTGCGTCTCGTGCAGCTCGGTCAGTGCGCTGTTGAGGTTGCTGGCGTCGATCGCCGCCTCGGCGCCGGCCCGGGCCATCTCGCCCCAGGAACTGGCCATGCCGTGCGCGCTGCTGCTGCTGTCGTCGAGGGTGCGGCCGACCTCCTGCGAGGTGTTGCCGATGTGCAGGAAACTGCCCGCCGCCTGTTCCAGGATGTTGCCGATGGGGGAGAGGGCGGCCTCTGCCTTGTATGCCCCGATTGCGAAACTCCGCATACCTTCGTACGCTTTTTCGAAACCAAGCACGAGCACGCCGGCCGCCTTGACCGTATATCCAACGAGATCGATGAAGTCGCCAAGCGCGTCGGCGCCACCCTCGCTGCCCTCGCTGATCATGCGGAACGCGTCGCCGATGTCCTGGCCCAGGTTGCCGATCTTGGGGCCGATCTTGTCGATGACCGGCTGCACGCGTTCCAGGGCGTCGGCGAAGCCGTTCGCAGCGCCGGCCACCCCCTGCCCCGCGCCGGTCGAGATCGGGGCGACGAAGCTCTGCGACAGCGCGAGTACCTTCTCGATCGGCAGGCGGTCGAGGGTGGCCCCGGCCGTCTTGAGCGCACCGTCCAGCTCGTTGCCGAACGCCTTGGAGCTGTCGATCCAGCGCTTGCGAACGCGATCGATCATCCCCTCCCACTGGCGCCCGTACTTGTCGGGATCACCCATCCACGCGCCGGCGAGCCCCCCTCCCGCCGCGGCCAGTCCGGCCCCCGCGAGCACGCCGCCGCCGGCCGCCGCGCCGACGAAGCTGGCCGCCGGGACCGCGGCGGCGGCGCCGGCCGCGAGCAGCGCGGGCCCGACGACCGGCGTACCGAGCGCGCCTTCCAGGCCCGCCCCGGCGCCGCCGATGCCCTGCTTGAGGAACCCCTCGGAGATCCCTGAGAGCCCGCCGAGGAAGCCGCCGCGCCCGCCGCCGCCGAGCCGGGACTCTGCACCGAGCATGGCTACGGCGCGCGCGGCCTGGCGCGCGTTGTCCGCCACGCGGTCATAGGCGCGCGCCTGCTCGCGCGCGTCGGCCGCCGCCTTGTTGGCCGCCCTCCGGTACTCCTCGGTGGCGATGGCGGCGTGCCGGGTGTCGGTGCTCAGCCTGTCGATCTTGCGACCGAGCTGGCCGGACTCGTCGCCGGTGTCGGCCAGCTGCCGCTTGAGCCGGCCGAGGTCTTCGGCCATCCGGCGCGCCTTCTCGGCTGCGCGCTCCTCGGCTTCGGCGAGCTTGCGGGCCCGGGTGTTCGCCGAGTCGAGCTTGGCGTCCATGTCGCGGAGCTGCTTCTCGGCGATGGCCGCGGCGTCGCCGACCGTCTTGGCACCCTTGGCCGCCTCGCCGAACGCCTGCGCGGTCTTGTTCTGCGCATCGACGACGACCGTCACGCCGCTACCGACTGCCATCGTCGATCACCTCCATATCCCAGAGCAGCGACTCGTCGAACTCCGCACCGCCCTCCGGCGGTACCAGGCCCTTGGCCGCCTCGGCCTCGGCCACCGTGATGATGCCGTCCGCCTCCAGCAGCTGCAGCAGCAACCCGCCGTCCTCGGCCATCACCTGCGAGGGCAGCGCCTTGTACTCCCGGCAGAGGTGCCGCAGGGTCAGCAGCGCCTCGGCCTGGCCGCTCAGAGCACCGGTGCCTGATCCGCTCCCGGGTCCCACCCTTCGGGCCCATCGACGGAGTTCTTCGGCAAAGGGGGCGACACCCGGGAGGTGGCCGAGGTGTATGCCTCGCGCATGGCGCCGATCATGACGTCGTCACAGGCGGCGAGCAGTCCGTCGACACCGACCGGCACCGGGTTGCCGTCGTCGTCGGCCAGGTTCCAGGACAGCACGAGGGAGGCCAGCGCACCCGCGTTCTCCCGCGTGCGCGCGATGCGCTCCTTTGGATCAAGCTCGTCCCACGGTCGCGGGTCTTCCTCGATCCACTCATCGAGTACCTCGCCGAACGGCCGGCGGCGCATGACCACCTGCAGCCCATGCAGCTCGTGCCCCTCGGGCCAGACCAGCGTGACGCGCCCGCGCTGCCAGAGCGCGGGCGCGGTGTCGTCGCCGCTCATGCCCACGTCGGCGCGGTGCCGTTGCTCAGCACGCCGGGCACCGTGGCACCCAGCGAGCCGTCCTGCCCACGGGTGACATTGAAGTCGGTGTACAGCACTTCGGGGGCGAGGGTCTTGCTGGCGAACACCAGTGTCGTGGTGCGCGCGACCGAGGTCGTCGGCACGTCGTGGAAGCAGTCCCAGAACGAGGGTGCGGCATCGAAGTTGATCGCGGTCGTGGTCAGCGTGATCGAGAAGTCGGCCAGCAGCAACAGCCGCTCGATGGCGCTCTTGTCGACGCCGGTCACGTCGAGCACGCCGCGCGGCAGCGCGAACTGGAAAGACTGGATGTCGTTCTTGATAGCGCGGACCGTGCCGCCGCTGTCGTCGATGCTGAGCGTGGTCCACGCCAACCCGGTTGACTTGCCGGCCATTTCCTACCCCTGCTCTCGTCTGGTGTTCAGCTTGTCGAGATCGTTTTCCCAGGCATCGATGAACGTGTCTGCCCGATGCCTGATGCGCTGGCCGTCCGGGTTTCCCCGGAAGTCGCCCGCCCGGACCACGTAGAACGGCTCGCGCTCCAGCGGCACGCGGTGCGTCTTGAAGCACTGCTGACCGGCGGGGAACGTGAAGACGATCTTTGTGCCGCCCTCCAGCAGCTCATACGTGTACGAGCGGCCGGAGGTGTCCCGAATCCAGCGGGCCGCCGCCCGGCGCTCGGGATCGGTGAGGTCGTATCCCATCCGCCAGCCGGCGGCATGCGCCGGGCACGCGACCTCCGCGCAGCTCGCCTCCCGGTAGTGGGTCTGCAGCGGCTGCGCAATCTGGTACGTGCGCATCTGCTGCACCGGCGCCTTGATCATGCGCCGGATGTTCGCGTAAGGATCGCCGCCGAACATGGTCAGTACACCGTTGCGATCCGGTGCCGGTACACGGACACCGCGAAATCGGCGTTCGTGAATGTCCCCGTGGTCACGACCTTGAGGTACCGCTCGACCGCGATCGCGCCGGTCGCGATGCGCAGCGCCGTCGGCGCCGCCGCGAGGGCGCCGGTCGTCGCACCCACCACGTCGGCGTAGGCGTCGGCGCCGTTGTCGCTGGACTCCTGCAGCTTGATCGTCACCGAGCCCGAGCCCAGCGAGAACAGGTGTACCCACATCACCAGGCCGAACGCGCCGGGCGAGGCGGTGAGCTGGTCGAGGGCGGTCACCGAGGCGGCGCTCGTGGCCGCGGCGTCGACCCGGCGGCCGGCCGTGGCCTGGAACGCCCACTGCAGACCGTAGCCGTTGGCGAGCGCCTGCACGTTCAGCAGGAAGCCGCCGTCCTGCGTGCGGTTGCCGTCGTAGTTGATCTGCTTGCCGATCACGCTGGCGCTCGGTCCGCCGATCGCCTGCGTGTGCGCGTAGGTCGCTACCACGTCGGAGGTCGGCAGGGTCGAGTACGCCGCGTGCGAGCCACCCGCGTCGGGGTTCCAGTACGACACGATCTCCATGCCGCCGTCTCGCTCGCCTGCGAGGCGGGACACCGCGGACTGCGTGATGTCGGTCATGTCGATCGCCGCCGGCCCGCCGCCGATGCGCGACAGGCTGTTGGTGCTGGCGCCCACGTCGTACCCGGCGACCCACAGGGCGGCGCCCATTCCGCTCGACTTGCCGGCCATTACGGCAACCTCCACAGCGACAGCGATCCAACGACGCAGTTACGGGGGGTGTACGGGCGGGGTGAACACGCCTGCGAACCACGAGCCCTACGCACTCTGCACCCACGTATCATTGAAGACGATATATATCTGCAGTTCCGCGATGCGGTACATGGTGTTGTCGACGGTGATGTATCCGTACTTCCAGACCATCGGCTCACCCTGCTCGCCGAGCAGATCGACGTTGCGCGCCAGTCCGCCGAGCGTGAACGCCCCCGACAGGCGCCCGAGGTAGGCATCGGCAGCGTCCGTGATGCGCACCTCCACCAGCTCTTCCGGCTTGGTCAGCATCGGAATGTGCAGGCGGGCCGTCGCCTGCAGCACGGCGGCCGTGGTGCTCAGCCCGTGCCCCGACGTGGCCGGCCCGAGCTGCTGCGCCCAGACCGCGAACGTCAGGCCCTTGGGCGGCGCGCTCTTGAACTCCCCGAGGCGCGCCACCTCGATGCTGCCGATGGCCTTGGCGTGGTCGAGCAGCGCGACGAGCACCGAGCCGGCGCCGACGCCGGTCATCCGAGCCTCGCGATCGCTCGCGCGATGATCTTCTCGGTGGTCGACCGGGCGATCGTGTGCAGGTAGGTGATGAGCCGACGCCAGTGCGCATAGCCCTTGAACCTGGTCGTCGAGTTGCGCGACCCGGTACCGGCCAGCCACGGCCCATAGATCACACCCGAGTCCTGTACGACCCAGACCGCGCCGAGGCGCTTGGGGGTGATGTGCGAGCGGTACCAGCCCGTGGGATTCTTGAACGGCGGCACGCCGAGGTCGCCGCGCAGGTGCGTGGCGCCGAGGGTGGCGATCTCCTGCTCGGCCTCGTCGACCGCGTGTGCGACGGCGCCGGCCAGCCGGCCGTCGAACACGGGCCCGTACGCCCTGGCGCTGACGTTGATCATACGATCGCTCGCGTCCTGGCCACGCGGCCGTAGCGCGCCACCACGTCGCGCTCCAGCTTGGCGATCCCGCGGCCGGAGAACTCTACCGCGGTGTCCTGGCTGGTCTGCAGCGCGCGGTTCCAGCCCGAGCGCTCCTGCAGCAGCGTGTTGAGCGCGTAGGCACGGTTGAGGGTGGCCACCAGGCCGGGCGGAACCCAGCGGTATACGACCGCCGAGGCGCTGTGCGCGGCGATCGTCGTGCCCGCCTGGGCCCGAGCCAGCTCGACGCCGGTCAGCGCGTAGATGTCGGCGTTGATGCTGTGCGCGGCCGCCTGCGAGCCGTCCCACGCCCGCTTGACCGTCAGGCTGTTGCCCACGATGTCGACGATGCGCATGCGCTCCGAGCCGATCGAGATGATCTCCTCGACCGCGAAGCCGGTGCCGTCGCTCACGGCGATCGTGGTGTCGGCCTCGCTCGCGGTGATCGTCGCGCCGAGATTCTGCGTCGAGTCGACGAACGTCCGCTCCGTGATGATCACGGCCTCGGAGTCCACGAACAGCAGGTCGCCCACGCCGAAGCGTGCCGTCGTCCACGCGAGGCTGGCCGTGGCGCCGACCGTGCCGGCCAGGCTGCCGCTCAGGCTCCCGATGCTCGTGCGCTCGTTGCTGACGCCCCAGAGCCCCGTGGCGGCGATGGCGCGCTGGTGCGTGCTGCCCGCGCTGAACGAGCCCGAGCCGCCGAGGTTGATCTCGATGCGGTTGTACGGAGGACCAGAGTTGATCGGCTCCAACAGGTACTGCGCGGGGGTGATCGTCTGCGTACCGCCCCCGGCCGTGAGGGAGGTCAGCGAGAGCAGCGCATGATGACCCAACCAGAGGCGCCACGACGGGGGGCGGCCGGTCTGTGACGGGTAGTCGAAATACCTGGTGGCGAGCACCGGGGCGAAGCTCTCGCGGTGCGTCAAACCCTCGACGTCACGCGCACCCTGCTCGATGGCGTCGTCGATCTGCGCATTGCTGCGCGCTGTCTCAGCCTCGTCGAGGGCGCTCTTCACGCTCTCGCGAGTGCAGTACCAAATGCCCATCCCGCACCTTCGACTCGCTTTCTGTCCTAGCCCGGTGATGCTGGGCAGGTCAGGGGGCTATGCAGTTGTCTCGCCGGGGCTATCCAGGCTGGCCCACTCATCAGGTGATCGCCCCGGCGATGGTGCCAGTATGCACGGTCACCGCGCCGGCGGCGAGGGGCAACGGTCCGTGCGCCTCGCCGGTGAGCCTGGTACTGGCCGCGGCACCGCTCACCGCGGCCGTCAACCCGCCGAGCGTCGCCGTCGCGGTGCCGCGGGTCGTGCGCGTTCCCGCGGCGATTGCGGCCGCCCCCCCCAGCGGGGCGAACGCGGTGCCGGGCGTCGTACGGCGGCCGATCACGGTGGCGGTCAGGCCGCCAAGGGCGGCGGCCGCCGTGGCCGGCACGGTCAGCTTGCCCACCACTGTGGCTGCCAGGCCGCCGAGCGCCGCGTTTGCCGTACCGGTGACCGCGGCGGCGCCGACGACGGCCGCACCCGTGAGGCGGCCCAGCGGCGCCGCGGCGGTGCCGGTGACCGTTGGGGTGCCGACGACGGTCGAACTCAGCCCGCCCAGAGTCGCCGCGGCCGTGCCCAGCACGGTCGGCGTACCGCCGACCGTGGCACCGAGCCCCCCGAGGGCAGCCACGGCGGCGCCGGGCACGGTGGCCGCCGTGCGGTCGGGCCGCAGTATGGCGGCCTTGGCCGCGGCGAGCTGCAGCAGCAGCGGCAAGGGGATGGCCGGCCGGAACGGCGGCGCGGCGTCGGCGTTCGGGATCACGGTTCCGGCGATGGTGCCGGACAGTCCACCGAGGG